TTATTACTAAAAATTCTAACAGGAAAATTCTCATCGCCAATAACTGTATGAACAGACTCTAAAGTTTTAACTGTCATTACAACTATTGGTTTTGGGTTTTGATGAGGAGGTTTAAAATAAGTTCCCAATTCCTCATCTTCTAAGGTAACTAGGTAATCGACATGAATGTTGTTTTTAACTAAATTGTGATATTCTTTATCACAAGCAATTTTGATTCCATTAAAATTACTAACTTTATCAAAATCTTTAGTTGGGCCTGAACCAATCACTATCGCTCGTGTTTTATCAATCATAACTATTGTATTAGTTGAGTGAGAGGTTTATTTATGTTTCGTCGAATCGCCAGGTAAATGTTTCTTGCGTAGATGCACCAGGGCCAGCGTTTGTGCTAACTTCCAGTTGATATACCATGAAATCTCCGAAATCTCCAGTTGAGGGATTGCTTATACTTCCTGTAATCGCATTTGGCGATCCAGAGTTAAAAGCGAAAACATCAGTTGGTGATGCAGATAATGGTACGTTTGTTGTAGTCAGTTTGTTTCCTGTATCTCCAGGTGTACCTGTTGCTTGTTTGTATGAAGTAGCAGATTCACCTTTACAAGTAATTCCAGTGCCAAATGTATTTGAGCCATCAGTAAACCATCGAAGATTATCGATTGTTCCTGCTGGAGTTACAGTTGCATCCAGTCTTGTTGAAACCCAATAACCAAACTTTAAGCCTGTAGTTGGTTTCTGAACTGGATTGGTTGTATCAGCAGTTGAATGAGTATCAAATGCATTATCTCTAGTGTTAATACTTGTTATGTCTGTTTTTACGGGAGAGGCAGTTGTTCCTGTCCATCTACGTATAAGTACGGTTGCAGCCATTTTAATCTAATATAATTAGATACTTGCTATATAATAAAACTAGGGGAGTGAAGGAAAGTCATTTAAGATCTATTATCTGATAAGTTATGGGTATAGAGTGAAACATCTCATTTTCACCCATTTTTGACTTTTTATTACATTCACTGATTGCTATCGCCATAGCCTGAGCATTTATTGGAATTCCAGCCTTTTTCTTTTTGCTTAAAATTCTACCAACACAATCATCATGTTCTGTCATATCGATGTTTTACTATTCCCTCTTTGATTTAAATCTCGACTTCTTTTTCCTGGAGATTCTTGACCTGCTGTAGCAGAAGTAGCTTGCTTTCGCTTTAATAAATCATCAGAGGCTTGAGCACCAGATGTACCCTGTTGAGGTCTTTGTTGAGCTGGTGCAGTTGATTTAAACCATTTAATAATTTCTTTCACTTGTTTTTCAGTTGCTGGATCTAATCCCCAAATCATTCTAATTTCATCCATTGTAAATGCCTTGGAAGCAACTAATACAGCGATAATCTTTGCTAATTCTGTTCTATCTCTATCTAGGATTAATCTATTCTTAATATACAATCTATCTACAACTGAAGTTCTAATTCCTGGTCTTGCTAGTTTAACATGACGTTTCATTAATTGTGTTAAAGGACGCTGAATTACTTCCGCATAAATTTCAGCTCGTAGTGCAAGGAACGATGTCGATTGCACTAATGAGGTGAACCCCTTACTCTCTCCTCCCATAAGGGCTGCTGGAGTACCAGTTGGGCCACCTAAGAGTGCATTGATCTGTTCAATTATTGGCGTTGGATCAGTCCAATTTAATTTTGGTTGTATCCATTCTATAGATACACCTTGACCAGTAACAAATCCTTGATCTGCTTCTCTACGTTGCATATTTGCATTATACTGTTCTACTGCAGCTTTTGCAGCAGCTAATGAAGCAGCTTGTTTTTGAACAAACGAACCAGTGAATTTACTAAGGTCATATTGTGATAAGTCTAATTTATGATGTTCTCTTGGCATGGATCTTTGACTCCACACCATATGGTTTCTAATTAATTGCTGTTTCCATGTTAGAATACCTATTAGAGATGTTATTGGTGGCATACTCCAAACATTCATTGTCCAGCGAGTCATATTGTCTCTCATCTGGTTACGTCGTGGATTAAACGATATGTGAAGTATTCTTTCCTTTTTGAAAACGTTATCTGTAATTAATGGAGCACTCTGTTGTTCGTCTACAATATACCACTTTGGATTCATTATCATTGGATCATTGAATGATATTGCTGCATTAATCTGATTTCTTCTATCTACAGCAGTTACAGCCTGCATTGGTAGAGGAATTAAATCAGTAATACCAGAACTGTTAAATTTAATAACATCTACAGCATCTCCATACTTCCAGAGGTCTATAGTATAATGATAGAATAATTTTCTAAGACCAACACCTGCAATATCTCTAGCCCAGTCATTTGCTACTTTAATCGCATTTTCTTCCTCATTGGTTAATGTTTTATCGTCTTGTCTGATATTTGCTATAGAAATAGTACCAATACTCTTTTCAATCATAATCGCCATAAGTTCTACGGCAGAGTATAATCTTTCATCTGCATTGTAAAGTGAATCAGATAATGCATAGCGATTCTGTGATCGCATATTCTGCATGTCCATTAATCTTCCTTGAAGAATATTTGCAGGAATTGCTATTAACGGATCAACAGATTGAATAGTAGAATCAAAAGGATCAGATCTACTACTAGACGCCATCTTAGAAGTTGATTCTTTATTTTTAAAAGGCCACATAATTAAAATTGTGCTACAAAGTGACTAGGTACAGCATCACTTTTTAATCTTGCCTCCTCCTCCAATCTTCTTATGAAGGAGTCGAACTGAGCAATCGTGTCAGCTTGGTCTTTAGACCCTGAAGGTGGATGATCAGCTTTTTTATTGCGGATAACCAAAAGCTGTCGAAACTCTTTGTATAAGTAATCTGAATAGGGAACGATGAGTCTGCCGTCGTAGAGATCATTTCTTGTGAAGATCCAGTCATTGAGATTGAGCTGGTGAAGGATGGGCTGAGCTCCGTACCTGATGACCATGTCACGAAGTTCGGTATGGAGGTATACGTCGTATATGTAATATTTAATTGGAAAAGCTTCAAGAATAGGTTTAAAAATTTCTTTGATATTTTCTGTATTAATTTCTTCATTTTTCGGTGATATAAAGACAGTACTGCCTATTACCTTACATTCACTACTAGTACTTAAATAGCCTATGGAAAGACCAAACGCATCGTGTTTAATTGAAGGATCTACCATCATATAGTAATCTAAGGCATCTGGAGCTATTTTTAGCATTGAAGGGTCAAGAGCTGGTGTAAATCCATCTCTAGAACCAAAAATAGGTTCACCAATGAAAAGATTTCTAACTTGTCTATTCACTTTCTCAGTTTGTTTCAAAAGGACATGATTAAACAAATTCTCCCTTATAGACAATGGTTGAGCACCAAAGTCTCTATCAAACCTCTCAGGATCTTTCATTCTTTCTTTTACAAGTACTTCATATGGTGTATCTGGATTCAACTCCCATGATGGTTTCCATATTGTTAATGTGTGAGGCCATTTTTCATCAACAGCTCTATGATAGTAATTTAAAAAGTAATCTCCCTCAAATCCAGGTGAACCAATCATAACCTTTACATCTTCACCCCATTTGGCAAAGTTAGCTGTTGCCTTTGATAATTTTTGATATGTATCTTGTGGGTCATCATAATCAGCAATTTCATCTGCTACAAAACATTTTGCAGTTCTACCAACTGCAGAACCAAGAGCACTACCTAATGCTTTAGCTTTTATGTTTTTTGGGAATTTCATTTCATATGCAGTAAGATCTGGTTCTTGTGACATAAAGAAAGGTGAGTCAGCTACAATCTCCTTTATTTTTCTAAACACTGTATCTTTTGCTTGATCTCTAGAGTTGGCTACATTAAGAGTTGTAATTTCCGTATTTGGTGTTAAGTTGTAATGAGTCTGAGGATTCTTCATCATTAATAATTTATAGATTTCTGTAAGACTAATTAGTCCTGCAGTCATTGTTTTTCCACTACGCATACCAGCAGGGAAAATTAATTCGTTATATCTTCTGAAATTGTCTTCATATTTAAAAAACTTAGTTAAGAGTTCTTTTTTTGCAGGCCATAGAGGAAAGTTACCCATAGCTGGATGTTCCCAGAAATAAGTAGGATCTGTAGATCCTTTTAATTCAAGTAATAGTTTCTCTCCTGGAGTTAATTTAGTCCATAAAGAAACATCACACGTTGCTTCTAAATATTCTTTCAAAGTTTTAGTAGTGGTTCTAAAGTTTTAGCAAACTTAACTTTACATTGAGGACATGCATCTTGTAGAATTTGAGCTACAACGTTGTTATACTCTACATTCAGAGTATTTACATGAACATGTTGTGAAGATGTGAACTCACCTTGGAGTTTTGCTAAAATCTCAACTGTCTTCCGAAGTTCTCCAGCTAAACTGACATATGCTTTAATCATGGATGGATCAGCCTCTGAATTGATTACATGCTCTATTGCTTCCATTTTATCTCTCATTTTCTCCATATTATCAATTAATTCCTTTTGTTTATCAACAAATTCTGCTGCAAGTATTTCTGCGTTCTTTGAATAGACTAATGCAGCTTCAGTCTTT